CCTAGTGTATAGGGGGGGCTAAAATCCCAAATCACAAATCGAATTGCGGGGAGGTAAGGTGAAGATATACCCCACATACATATTTCTTACAATACATGCATATTTTTTTAGAACCTTATCTTTTTATCTCCCTATATATCTCTCTATATGCTTATATAGGAGATTATGACAATTAATACTATAAACAAAGCCCCAAAGACCTCAGGAGTTTTTTTATTTGCCCCATGGGGGGTGTATATTAACCACTAGAACCTAGCCCTCTATTTATGATGGGTACCATGCGTTTACTAAATAATTTTTTTTAGTTTTTGTCAATAGTGTTATTATTAGTGTAACCTTTTTGCTGTTATTACGTATACTAATATAGAGAGTACCATAATTTAATTGTTTTGTCAAAGTTGACAAAGATTTTTATGTATGCTATAATAGAGGTATAATTATAAAAATATGAGTAAAAGATACGTTAGATCGTCATTCATGAATACTGGCATTAAGAATCCTTTTATATTCTTAATATGAAGTACCATTATTACTTTAATCTGAGCTTTCTTTGTTATGAGATGGATCATTGATTTTGTAAGTATGTTTATATAGCGAGGTAGAGTAACGGCAATTCACAGGGCCCATAATCCTGAGATACGGGTTCGACTCCCGTCTTCGCAACTAAATAAGAAATGGCAAGAGAAATGGAGCTGTCCTGACCAGTCAGTTATATCCAATCCTTACGGAACACAATCTAATAATTAACATTAGAAGTCTGGTCAATTTATGCATTATAAATCTGTTAAATAAAAGAAAAGATAGGCTTAAAACATCATACAAGTATAGGAAAATATTTGTAGAAAAAAATATTTTTTTTAAAAAATAGGAAAAATAGGGATTTTGAGCTATTTTAAGAAACATAATAAAAATAGGGGTATTAGCACCATAAAAATACTCTTTTGTCAAACTTGACAAGCTTTTTTTTATGTGATATAATATATATATATAATTTAGTGATGCGAGGTTGTTTAGGCGGGAGGCCTTGCTCGTTTAAGCAGTCTCACATTACCAAATTATCAGACAATAGAATCTAACTGCGTATTAGCTGTGGCAGTTTTAAAAAACACCGCTATAACGGTTTTTGTATATTGATATAAAATTGTGGGCAATGCCTACCGACTGCAACCCACGACTTGAATCAGTATACAAGGGCTATTACAATATAAGAAATACGTCAAGATCTCATTAGAAACGCCATTTAGAACACAATAGAGGAAAAACAAAGGTTTCTAGGGATCCGAGGCTAGGTATAAGCTTATAAAGTAATTAAAGATTCTTAAATAAACAAAATTTAAACTCCAAGAAGTATTCAAGGTTAATAGTCGGAGTGTAATCTGTTATGAATAAACGTTATATAGTGGAGTATCTGGAACAGTACAAAGATCATAAACCATGATCCATAGATGTAATTGATTCAGATATTTTAAAAGAAGTAGAAGACAAATGTATTATAAAAGAAGAGCTAAGTTATAGTCCTAAATCATTTAAAGCAAATACTGAAATAAGTTCTTTTAATATATTAGGTTTTGAATATAGGGATGTGGTTGATGTCATTATACCGACTAAACACATTTCTAACATTAAAAGTCTAAGGACACTAAGAGAGTTAGAAAAGAATTGAGTAATAAACCTGTTTGTAGTTGAATCTATTTTCAATGAAGAGAATGGTTGATTTGCTGCTAATGTTAATAGGTGAGCTAGATTGAATAAATGAACTGGTAAATATATATTGATACTTAATGATGATATCGTTCTTGACTATCATGATATCTTAAGAATGAAAAAGAGAATGGTAAATTGAGTTTGAATCGTGGGAGCTAATTGTTCAAAGACTGAATGGTGAGTAAATGGTAGTATGATGATGATTCCAAGAAGATTGTTTGAGGATATTGGTTGATTCGATGAGAGATATTTTTTCATGTGGGAAGACAACGATATTTGTGAAAACGTTAAAAGGAGATGATTCAAAATAGTTATAGCAGATACATACTCAATACATGAATGATGAGACTCTCTTGACACAGAAAGTAAAATATGGCAAGACAATTATTTTAAATGAAAAGAAATATTTATACAGAAATGGAATTCAAATAATAACTTGATTGGTTCAATGATAGTATGAGACGAGGATTGAAGATATTTGGATCCAGCAATAACCAGTCTTTTTGAAAGGAAGCTAGTTGATAGGCTAGTAATAGTTCTTGACAAATCAAACATGGAAACACTGACAGAAATAATACAGATAAAGAATAAATATAACTTAGACATAAAATTATATTATCATGACTTTAAGTTGTTCTGAGATAGCGAGAATGTATTAAGAGAAAGGGCAATTAGTTATGCTATTAGTGAAAACCCTTATTGAATAGTGGTAACTGATGCTGATGAAGTCCTTGATATGGACCTAGATAGAAAAAAGATATTTGAATTACTGGAAAAGAAGATATGAATAGATTTTAAAATAGCGCACTTCTGGTGAGACTGAGAGCATGTAAGAGTAGACGAGCCTTATGCATCTCAAAAGAATATCAGAATATTCAGATATGAACCAGAACTTTGATACTCATTTTACAATAGAAATATACATTGCGGCTCAGCTCCTATATACGCATACGAGAATAGAGTAAACTCTGGTTATATACTATATCATTATTGATACGCAAGAAAAGAAGATATAAAGGAAAAGGTTAATAGAGAAAAGGAATATGACAAAGGTATGTTAGAGAATCCTAAGTTCGTAGAGTGACTAGAGAAAGAACCTAAGCTACAAAAATTTAATGAATTAACTTTTTTGAAAACATGGATAGAGTAAAAAATGTATATTGGATTGTCTGACTAACTTGTAGCTGAAAGTCGTCTGTAGCTAGCAGAATAGCAAAAGAAACATGATATCAGAACTTCAAGCTAGACCATATTTATAAAATGGCAGGAAGAAAATTGTGACTAGACCTGTCCTGAACAACAGAAGAGAACCATAAATTGTTAATGGATAATTTATTAAATAAGAATTTAGATGTTATCGAGGAGTGTTATAAGGAATATTTCTCAGAAGCAAACAGAGAAAATATATTAGTTGAATGAATAATGCCTTTTGATAGGGAGTGAGAGCTAGATATTGTTTTAGATTTATTCAAGTGAAAGAATATTAATATAATATTTTTAGAGCCAGAATACAAGAAATGGTTATCATATAGAAATAAAAGAAAAGAAGATGGTGATATTTACCCAGTTGAATTATCATTAGAAGATTATAAAAAGAAAAACGAATCATTGTTTAATAGTATTAGAAGATTCGCCAACTGAGTAATAGTATTTAATAATCCAGAATCTGCATGAGCTGTTACTGCAATGATCCTACCATATCAACACGAATGATTCACTGACATTAAATTTACTCAATTTGAACTAGGAGACTTGACATGAAAAATAATATTAGACTTGGGATGCAATAAATGAATGATTTGAGAGCTATGTTTGAAATCATGAGCGAAGAAAGTTATCTGAGTTGATTGTTCAAAAAGAGATCTAAATGACGCCGAGAAGAGATGAGTTGAAACAATATTGTTCGATTTAAACAATATAGAAAATATATATATACAAGAAAAAGTGGATATAGTAATGGCAATATCAATAATGCATTACATGAAAGATGTTGACAAATTTATTAAAAAATGCTCAGAGTTAGCTAGTGAGATGTTCTTATTCGAGGGACCAATCACAGATGAAATAAAATATAGTTTAAATAAATATTTCAATAAAGTAGAATTTAAATGAAACTCTATAGTACAAGATAATTCTATTAGGGAAATATATAAATGTTATAAATAAAATGGCAAGGAATTTATCAGAAAACCAAAAAAGATTTTGCGAGGAATATGTTAAGAATTGATATGATTGAAAGGCTGCTTACATAGCCGCTTATCCAGATCATTGAGCTATTAATTGTACCTCTAACGTAGATAAACTTTTAAAAAATCAACAAATTAGAGATTATATAGAAATTGTTGAATGAAGCTTTTCTTTGGTTTGAAAAAAACTTTGAGTAGACAAGAAATTTGTTGTAAAATGATTATTGGAATGAATGATAGCAACTAGAAAGATTTTTGATAGAAACGGAAATTTCAAAGAGGAAGTCCCAGACTGGAATACTAGAATGAGAGCATTTAAGCAATATGCAGAAATGGCATGATATACCAAGGAGCAGGCTAAATGAGAGGAGGAATTAGATTACAATGAGGAAGATAAAATTAATATATGAGAACTTTCAGAAGAGGAGATGAAGAAATATAAGGCTAAAATTCTGAAGGATCTTCGGTCATAATTTATGGCGGTGTCAGAATGAACAAGTAAAAAATGAAAGACAATAGATTTTTTAGATGTATTAGAAATATTATTAGAAGAGGAAGATCCAAAATATAAAAAAGAAAAAAAAATTAAAGATTAATTATTGTCTTTGGTCTGGAAATAAAGACTACCTTATGCTTCTCTAAGTCGGGGAGAACAAGTCTGGACTAGGTAGCTACCAGAAAAAAATTGAGTCCAGACCTAAGATTGTAAAAAAAATGTTGAGCTTATCGTATTTACAAAAATTAAAAGAGTCCCCAGAGCTACAGGAGCTAGAATGGTATAAATGTAAAAATGATTTAGCCTATTTTGTTTTTAACTGGGCTATAACACTTGACTGATGAGAGGAATCTGAAAATGTTTATAAGAACTTTCCGAACAAGGATTATTTAAAAATATTTATAGAAAAATGGTTAGAGAATCAGATATTGTTTGTTCCTAAATCTAGGCAGGTAATGGCTAGTTGGATATCTGTATGTTGCTTTCTATGGTTAGCACAATTTAGAAAATGAAAACTGGTGTTTTTCCAGTCGAAAAAAGAATCTGACGCAAACGATCTTGTCAAGAGGGCCAAGACTATATATGATAATGAACCAAGTTTTTTAAAAAGATATTATGAGAATTGAGAGTATATTGATATAAAAGTAAACCCAAGTAAGAAATGAGGTCATATAGATAATAAATTAGAGTTTCCAGAAATAGCATCAGAAATAAGATGAATACCTCAATGAGGAGATCAAGTCCGTATGCAGACTTTAGCATGACTGTTAATGGACGAAGCAGCGTTCCAACCTGAGGCCGCAAGAGCATTTGAGGCGGCACTACCAGCCCTTGGAAAACATTGAAAACTAACATTATTAAGTACGGCAAGTGCAAACACATTTTTTGAAAAAGCTGTGTTCGATGCCTTAGATTCGGAAGATGAAGTATAAAGATTTTGAATGAAAAGAAATAATAAAATGAGTTAAATACTGGGAAAATAAAAAGAATAGTTTCCCCGTATTGGCGATACATTATACCGCAGATCCAGACAAAGACCCGGACAGGCAATGAAAAGAATGGTATGATGCTCAAAGAAGGAAAACACCAGCCGCAAACTGGGAAAGAGAATATGAAATAGAGTTTGCTGAAAGAGGCAGTCGTAGAGTTTTTTGACCAGATTATTGTGATATGGATAGAAGTATTCACTTTATTCCATCATTTACAATGACTAATGCAGAATTTTCCTTGTCGTTAGACTTTGGCCAGTCAAACCCAAACCATGCGTTAATATGAGCATATAAGAATTGAGTTCTTTATATAATAGATGAATATGTGAAACCAGCCATCCCGTCCGTTGCCTCACTTGATATGAGGAGGAAGTTTAGGGAATATATATGAGAGACAGAGTGAAAACATATTGATGAAGTTAGGGATATAATCAGCAACAAATTCACAGTTAGGGTTATAGACCCAACAACAAGACATAAAAATAGGGTTAAATGAACAGAGGCTTGAGAAATACCATATTCAGTAATAGAAGAATTTTATGATAACTGATTTGACTTTGCTCCATGACACAATGACGTAAATGCTGGAATAACTAGAATAAGGGAGATGTTTAAGGTTGACAAGAACTGAAAGTCTAAGTTGTATATATTTGTTGACAGATGTCCAATATTATGTCGTCAGCTAGAAAAATATAGATATAAAACCCAAACAGATAGAGCTGAGAAAGATAATAATGCCCCAGAGCAAGTAGTTAAAAAGGACGATCACTGAGTTGATAGTTTAAGATACTTGTGCATGGAATATATGTTTGAACCAGAGGATGCTGAGGAAAATATGAGCAGAATACAAAAGGATATAAAAAATTTACAAAGACCAATTGTCATAAATGACATGGATATATAATTAAACTTTAAAAAAGGTATGGGAGAAAAAAAAGACGTTACAGTAACACCAGACACAATTAAGGTGTCATGAAGTAACAAAGACAAAGAGATTAAAGACAAAAAATCTTTATTCGAACAAGAGTTATCATTACTCTTAAAGAAATATGGTTTTATAATTTATGCTGCTAACACATTGCTAGATAACGGCGAAGTGATTCCAATGCTAAAAGTTGTTTCTAGTGATGTGGCACAAGAAAAAAATGATTGAAGTGAAGAAGTGATTACTGTTGCTTAAAAAGCCGATAGACACAAGAGTATCGTCAGATATTATAGTTGACGACACTGAAGATGAAAAAATATTAATGGCCGCAGAAGTTATAAAATGAGACGAAGAATTTAAAGAATGAGAAATGGTGGTGGTCTGAAAGTATTCATTATTTAAATTAGAATTAAAATGAGAACAAGTATATTTCGTTGATAAAGACGATGTACTAGGGACAATAAAAGACAATGTATAAAGACTTATTATTTTGAAGTGAATTAAGAAAAAAGTTTTCAAAATGAGTAGAGATTTTAGCCTCAGCAGTTGTTTCTACTCTATGACCCAAAGGAAGGAATGTTATTTTCGGAGAATCCACTTATCCTACAATTACTAAAGATTGAGTTACCGTAGCCTGACAGATAACACTAGAGGACAAGTATGAAAATATGTGAGTAATGATGGCTAGAGAGGCTGCCGAAAATACAAATAGAGAAGCGTGAGATGGTACCACATCTACAATAGCGATATTGAGATGAATAGTATCTAAATGAGTTAAGGCGTTAGAGTCTTGAGTTAATCCAGTTCTAATGAAGAGATGAATGGATATAGCCGCAAAAGAGATAGTATCTTTTATAGACAGACACAAGAGCTCTATAAAGACAAAAGAACAAGAGGAAAATATAGCTACCATTTCAGCCAATAACGATTCTGAGTTATGAAAAACAATAGCCGATACTATTAGAGAGGTTTGAACAAATGGTGTTATTACTGTAACTGGCGGAATGTGAAACTGAGTTGAGGTTGAATATATTAATGGATTTAAGCTAGATAACTGATATGAAAGCCATATGGTTATTAACGACAGAAAGAGATTGACAGCTCAATTAGATAATCCAGCTATTATTATAACAACCGACAACCTTACTTTACAAGCTCAATTAATAGATGTTGTACAGGCGGCTATTAAATCCTGAAAAAAGAATTTAGTTATAATGGCTAATTCAATAGAAAGCACTGCTTTAGCATTTCTAGTAGCAAATCATTTGCAAGATAAGTTTTCAGTTATTCCTATCAAATTGCCTTCATTCTGAGATTATCAGAAAGACATGATATATGATTTAGCTAAAAAGACATGAGCTACTGTTTTGTGAGATGAATGCCCTATTAAACTTAAGGACGCGAATGAATCTCATTTCTGAAAGTGCGAAAGTGTTTTATCAACAAGAGATTATTCAGTAATTATATGAGCAGATTGAGACATCTCTGATAGAATAGAAGAAGCTAATGCACTATTAGAGAAAGAAAAAGACATATTTAAAATAGAAAAAATCAAAGAGAGAATCTGAAGATTAACTGGAAAGATCGCAAACATTAAAGTAATGACGAATTCAGAAACAGAGCAAACTGAAATAAAGTATAGAGTAGAAGACGCTATAAATGCCACAAAGTCAGCAATAGAGGACTGAGTTGTCACATGAGCATGATCCGCATTGTTAAGAGCATCACATTTATTAAAGATAGATACTAAATCAATGTCTCGTGATGAGCGGACTGGCGTCAGAATCGTCCTAGAGGCCATACAAGAGCCATTTAAAGCGATTCTGCGCAATGCTGGTATAAATCCTAATAAAATCATAAAATGAATTTTAAAGCGAGAATCTGAGTGTTATAATGTTTTAACGGAGAAATATGTGAATGCTTTAAAATGAGGAATTATAGATCCAGCAAGATGTGTTAAAAACGAAGTATCTAATTCAGTATCAGCTGCTAGTATTTTACTAACAAGTGAGGTTGGAATAACTGCAAAATAATATGATATTTACAATAATAATATTATCTGTTATATGCGTCTCGTTAATGGCTACTTTTGTTGTTGTTATTAAAGAGATTAATAAGAACGATAATTATAAGCTTGAAAAATTTCTTTGAACAGTTTCATATTTATCATGAGCATGAACAGAACCAGAGTCTTCCGAGGATGAAATAATCCCATTAGACGAAGTTTCTCCAGAGGAATTAATATGAGCATTAAACGAAGAATATGAAGATAACTAAAATAAAAGTGAATAAGGTTCTTTGAGATAAGGGGCTTGTTTGATTCGCAGATATTGTTATAGAAAATTGTCTTTTTGTGTGATGAATATGAATCTTTTCTAGATTGAACGATCCAGACAAAATAAGACTAGTATTCCCAACAAAAAAGAAAAAAGAGAAAGATATAAAAATATGCTATCCAATGACAGAAGACCTTTATAGGTTAATGGAGAGCGAAATACAAAAAGAATATGATAGATCTTAAATTTTTAAGATGAGAGAATATCAAAGAATGAAAGAATGAAGAAGTATCTTCTTTTGTCGATAATATTTATAATGACACCAAGTCATGAATGTTAAAGATTCATAGGGATTGGTATTTAAATGAAAGATTCGCAAGATGAGATCATTGGGTTTATTATAATAAAACTCTATGAAAAATAGATAAAATTCCAGTAGAACAATGAGAAATAAGAAGAACCGTTAATAAGGTTAAATCTCAAATTAGAGGTGTAAAGAATTTTATAAAAAAGAATCAGCCTAGATGGCAAACATCTCCGTCTGACTGAACTGACGAGTCATTAAAAGAGGCTGTAACATCAAATAAAATCTTGCAACATTATTATGACACCTTGAATTTTAGAAGTCTATTGACAGATATTATTGTTAGCTCGCTAAAAACATCTGTTTGAATATTACAGGTGTGAGTATCTGAAAATAAATGAGAAATAGATATAGATGCGTTTCCAATGAATCCGTTTGAGGTTATGTTCGACCCGACCTCTCAAGATTATAGAAAATGAAGATTTATAGCGCTTTCATATCCAATGCCAATCTCTACTATTAAAGAGAAGTACTCAAAAGTTATATGAAAAGATTCAAATACAGATGTTTCTTGAGATAGCATAGAGTCGGAATCAGAGTTCTGGTCATTGCTAGAAAAAGAGAGAAAATGAACATCAGATTCCTCGTCTAGTAAGGAAATGGCGACATCTATAGTAAAGGAGTTATGGATTAGATGGAGCGAATGATGAAATACTAAAGTAAGAAGAATAACAACATGGAAAGGATATATATTAGATGTTTATGACACAAAGTATAAAAGATTCCCAATATTTGTATACAATCCTGAAAAGGCTTTCAACTCACCTTATAGCGAACCGTGGATAAAGGACTTAATCTCTTTAAACAAAAGTCTAGACAAAACCGTTTCTGCTATAGAGTCATATATACACAGGATGCTTGGTGGTAAATACTTAATTAAAAAATGAGTTGAGGTTTCCACGATAACTGACAAAGGAGCAGAGAAGATTTATTATAAAGGTAATGTCCCACCAATTCAAATGCAATTACAACCGCTTCCTTATACTCCGATACAATATTCTAATTCTACTGAGCAATGGATAGAAGAATTATGATGAGTGAGAGAGGCTAGTTTGGGTAGAGCACCATGATCATTACAATCATGAAAATGAGTAGAAGCATTACAGGCTTCTGATGCGGCTATAGTTTCTGAACCAGTAGAAAATTTAGAGGATTTTCTTAGGGAGGTTGGAGAGTTTATTCTTGATATTGTATCTGAATATTCTATAACATCAAAAGAAATCAACGTATGATGAGAGGCTGTAAAATTTACTTGAAAAGAATGAGCTAATATTGACTGAGTAATTAAGATAAATAGAAAAACGAATGTTAAGGTTGTTATAGTACCAGAAATAGCACACAGCGAGGATGCTAAATTTGAAAGAATGATGCAAATGGTCCAATTGTGAATATTAGACCCACAAACAGTATTGGAAAAATTAGAGGTTTCTAATATAGCCGATGTAATGGAGAGAGTTAAATATATACAACAACAAAAAATGCAAGATGAAATGTTGAAACAAAAAGCATCTCATAGTAAGTGAGAATGAATAGAAGATTATGCGGACTTAGCTGATAATGAGAATCAATCAATGTCTATGTGAAAACAAATTCCAGAGACACCTGATTCTATGTTGACACAAGATCATACAAATCTTCACTTAGCATTTATAAAAGAGTTTCAACAAGATTATATGCAAAATCAAGAGCTATTTGATCAGCATATAATGAGCGAAGAAAATAGACTCGCTAAATGAGTTCAGCCATGAGTCAATGCTTGAACGTGAGCAATCTGAGCTCATGCTATGTGACAAATTAAATTATAACAAAAAAACTATGAAAGATTTTTTAAAAAAAATTAAGAAGTGATTGTGAGAGGCAGTTGTTTCTCCCGGTATTAAAGCTGGTATGAAAACTGGTATAAAAACTGGTATGAAAAAAATCAAGAATATGAAACAAAAGCCAAAGTTAGAAAAATCACAAAATAGAAAAGGAGCGCCATGATATCCTTTTAAAACCAGATATCCAAGAGATCCAAAAGAAAAAACAGCGAGGGTATTTGAAATACAAGATACGAAGACAGTAGAGAAAAAACCAATTAAATATAGAAGTAAATAATAAAAAGAGCAAGTAATTAAACTTGCCGTAATATAACATTTAATTCTGTACGTGTTCGTTGTCACGTTAAAAACAATGTTACAGAGTTAAATTTCAAAAGTATGCCAGAAAATTTAAAACAGGAAGTATCAGAAGCAATTGAAGGGGCTGGGGAATCTTCCGACCAAACACCTTCTGAATCAGTACCGTCTGGTGACGTTAAACCAACTGAAGCTCCAGTAGAAAAAAAAGCCGAAGAGCCTAAACCTATTGAGACAACTCCAGTTAACGATGTTTCTAAGCTTGAAGAGCAAATCAATAACTTGAACAAAGCACTTCAACGAGAAAGAGAAGAGGCGAAAGCTTTAAGGGAAAAATTAACTTCTTTTGAAGATCCTTTAAATAAGCTTAAAAGCGTCTTCGCACCTCAAGAACAGCCTGAGCCAGAAGAACCAAAATTCCTGACTAAAGAAGAACTTGATGCCTACTATGAAGAAAAGGAGCAAGAGCGAATTAGGGAGGAATCAAATAAGAAGATGGCAGAAGCAATACAATCAGAGGTTAAGAAATTAGAGGCAGAATGGGATGGTAGTGAATGAAAACCTAAATATGACGACCAAGAGGTTATAAAGTGGCAAAAGGATAATAACAAATTATATCTTTCACCGTCTGAGGCTTTCTTCGCTATGAAAAGAGAAGAGCTTATTGACTATGAAGTCAAGCAAAAGCTTTCTTGAAAACCAGAGGTTAAGGAAATGTGAAAAACATCTCCAACCGAAACTGAAACTAAAGAACAACTAAAAGAATTGGATGATTCTCAAATGAGAGATGCTGTTCTAGAGGCTATAGAGTCACAAATGGCTCCTGAAAATTAATTAATAGCCTTTTAGTAACTAGAATATAAAAGTTCTTTTACAAAATGGTTAATAGATAAAATGAGTCAATCATTAACTAATTTAGCGGGCGCAGCGATGCGTATCTATGATAAGAATATTCATTCTCAAATTTTTAAAAAGAATGTATTGTTATCTAACGTTTTAAGAAACGTAGCTAAAGAAACAGGTGCTAGCACTAAATACATGACCGTACATTATGGTCGCAATGTAGGTTCAGTGGCTGGTACAGAAACAGTAACATTACCAACAGCTGGTAATCAAAAATACATGCAAGCTGAAATTCCAATGAAATACAATTGGCATCAAGTAAGCTTGACTGATGTAGCATTACAACATTCTAAGAAATCTAAAGAATTCTTAGTAGATGTTTTACAATCAGAGTACGATGGAGCTAAAGAAGATATGAAAAGACAATTTTCACGTCAACTTTACGGAATTGGAACAGGTGAATTATTCAAATTGAATGGTAATCCTGATTCTGCAGCTACAGAATTGACTGTAGACTCTCCAATGGTAGGAAAAGATTGTACAGATTACATTGAAATTGGCAACATTTTAAGATTCGGTGCAACAGCTGCTAACGTAGGAACAGTTACTTCTATCACAGGCCCTACAACTTTCACTATCGCCGCTAACTCATTAGATTTAGCAGATAATGACATTGTGTACATTGCTCAATCAGCAACGCAGTCAAATAAAGACAACGAAATGATGGGGCTTAAGGGCTTGATCGATGACGGAACTAATGTTGTTACATTACAAAATATTTCTCGTGCAACATACCCTTGGTGGAAATCTTATGTAAATGACGCTGAAGCTGCTAGACCAGTTTCTGATGCATTATTACATAAATCATTCTTAGAAGCTAAAAAGAAAGGTGAACCATCTTTCGGATTAACTTCATTCGACGTCTTTAGTTCTTATGGACAACAGTTAACTCCAGACAGACGTTATACTGACAAAATGCAATTAGAAGGTGGTTTCACAGGTTTAATGTTTAACAACTTGTTAATTGTTCCAGATTATGACTGTCCTTTCGATGAATTATATTTCATTGATAAGAGTACTTTGTCTATCGAAGACTTAGGAGATATTAGCTTCTTAAATGAAGACGGAAGTATCCTTGACAGAAGTGCAACTACTCCTGCTTGGAACGCTACATTACGTTATTATGGTAATATGGCTATTTCAGCCAATTCTTTACCTGCAACCATCACACCTTATTTTCCACCAAAAGCAATAGAGCCAATTT